TGCCCTCGAAGCGGCAAACTTCGAAACCCGTGATCGTCTCATCAAGATTGAGACGCGCATGGAATCGCTCGCCTCAAAAGAAGATCTGCACAAAGAGCTGTCGGCGCAAACGTGGCGCCTGGTCACCTTCGTGTGCAGCTTCGGAACGGCCCTGGTTGCGGCCACCTACTTCATCGCGAAGCACGTCAGCTGAAGATTCGCTTAGCCCCCACGCATACGAGCCCGGCTGCGCGCTGGGCTTTTTCATTTGCGCCTCTGCGCGAACCCCTCCCGCCACAACGTAGCGCCGACCGACGTTAGCAGCGCCAGGTCATCCCCTTCAAATCTCCCCCAGTTCTCCGCCAGCCATCCGGCGAAGCCAGCGCACGCATCGTCTATCGGGATGTCGGCTCGTCCTTCTACATTCAGTCTTTCAAAGACCGTGATCACGTCAGCCGGTGTCATGGCGATCTCCCGTTTGATCCATCCAGTCTAGGCACCCCACGCCGCACGCGGGAGTTTTGTGCCAGCGGCGCTGTTACAAATTCGGCGTCAACAAAATCTTGACCTGACGTGTCTAGGGAATCTATACTTCTTTCCAACGCAGCACACAACACACATCGGGAGCCGGACATGATCAAGAACAGCAAGCAGTCGTGGGAAGTGGGCCAGTCAGTTCGCGTGGGCTTCCTCGCCCTCACGGTCATCGCATCGCTCGCACCGCGCGGCGACGGTCTGCCGGGCGCGCACATCTTGACCAATGGTTCGCAGCTCTACGCCTTTGTTCCTCACAACGGTCTCTCGAAGATCAGCGACATCGAAGCCGTCGAGATGTGCGAGGAATCAAAGCGCATCACCGAAGCCGCTGCGGCGCGTGCGCAGGCACAGGTCGCCCGAGTTAGCCAAAACGCCGCAGTGTGTGCGCGACTGATGGCGATCGCTGCTTAACCACCGTCGACTCGAAAGGGGAACGACATGACCTACTTCACGTGTGACGAAGATGAGGCCGGCGAAGCGAACTATCTGCCGGCCTGCATTACCGGTTGCGAGCCGGAACCTGAAGAACGCCGTGTAGCCGAGTTCGTTGGCATGGTCAATGTTGACGGCGAGTCGTTCGCCCACTACCGCAACGTCGCGCTGTGAGCGCCGCCATGGCCACCACGCTTCACCATTTCATCGTGATCGGCTGCAACGCGTACGACGAGTACACGTTCGTGCCTTGGCTGAATCGCAACGTTTATCGGCGCACGGTTGATCTGAGCCGAGTCTGCCTTCAGTAAGCGGAATCTTCAAGAGTGGGTATTCGATGGCAGCCGGTGGGCGCGGCTGCACCGAGACGAACATGTTGCGCGGCCAAACGCTGCCTTATGCGAGCGTCGAATACTCACCCTTGAGGGCTGCCGTATCACGTTGATGAAGTAACCGGGCTGGTATGGACTGGCCCTCTTGAATAGGAGTACTTGCGATGGGCAAGCATTTCAACAGTGAACTGTATCGCCAGCTTGACCGCCAGATGGATGGCGGTCTTGATAAAGCGATGGGCGACGCAGAGCCGCCGCTGAGCGAAGAAGAGCGCGCGGCGGAATGGGACAGCGACTACTGGGACCGGGTGGACGCGGTACCGCGTTCGGTTCGCCTCGGCGATGAAATGTACGCCCCGGGCATTCGCCACGTACGGCTAGGTGCGGCATGAAAAGTTACTTCTTCCACCGCCTCGCGGGCCGCGTTGTGCGCCGCGTGATCGGCATCGACCGTGAACCGATTGTGCATCCCGATTTGCGCGGCGCCGACCTGCTGATGCTCGCGTGGGCCGCGCTGTTCGGTGCGTGCTTCTCGTCGCTGGTGCTGATTGCGTTTTTTAGCGATCACTTTCTCAACGCTTTTTGCAGGAATTGACATGCTGAAAGACCGCGTTCTCGATCTGAAGTACGAAATGCTGTGCGCACGCACGGCACGTCGTCAGGAAGCCGCGAAGGCGGAGCTGGTGCGCCGTGGTGTTGCGCCGCGCACGCCGATCGCAACGGGCTATGTGCCGCCCTCGGTGGCGCGCGTCTTCACGTACACGAATGTGCGGGGTCTCGCGTGATTCGCGCCATGGACCGCTTCTATGCGAAGCATCCGCATATTTCGTTCTTCATTGCCGTCGTGGCTGTCGTCGCGATCATGTGGATCACGAGCGAATGGGACCGCGCAGACACCGCAGCGTTGCGTCTGCAGATGTGGGCATCGAGGGGATCGGTATGAGCGACCTTCGCATCCGCGCATCGTCATTCGGCAAATTCTTCGACTGCGCTTATTCGTGGGAAGGCGAGCATCTGCTCGGCATCCGTAAGCCGGCCGGTCTGCGGGCGTTGCTCGGCACGAGTGTGCATGCCGGTACCGCCGCGTTCGACAGCGCTCGGCTGAACAAGAGCGAGATCCGTCCGGATGACGCCGCCGGCGTGTTCGTCGATACGCTGCACCACCCTGAATACGACGTCGACTTTTCGAACGACAACATCAAGTTCACGGAAGCCGAACGGATCGGGCTGGTGCTGACGACGAAGTACTGCACGGAGATCGCGCCGCAGTTCGATTATGTCGCCGTGGAAATGGCTCTCGATCCGCTGGTGATCGACTGCGGCGGCGGTGTGTCGATCACGCTGACCGGAACGATGGACCGGGCGCGGGTCGCGGCCACGCACGACGGCACGATCATCCCAGACGTGAAGACCGGCGCGCGCGTTGTGACGAACGGCGAAGCGAATATCAAATCGCGGTCCGCGCAGACCGGTACGTATCAGCTGATGTATGAGCACACGACTCACGAGCGCACGGCCGGCGCCCAGATTATCGGGCTCGGCACGACGTCCAAGACGCCGATCGCCGTGAGCCCTGTGTTCGACGCACGCCGCGTGTTGATCGGCACCGATGAAGCACCGGGCCTGATCCAACTCGCTGCTGACATGTTTCGCGCTGGTCTTTTCCCACCCAACCCGCAGTCGTACCTGTGCAGCAAGACCTATTGCGCGCGCTGGAACACCTGCATCTATCACGAATAAAAAGGACGCAACAATGAACGCCCCCGCACAACCGCGCACGTTGCAGGACGTTGCGCAACAACCGAACCGCGACGCCAATCTGCCGGCTGTGCAGATGGGATTCGCAAACAGCCAGTCGTTCGAGCTTATGCAGCGCGCGGCAAAAATGCTGACCCATTCCACTCTCGTGCCCGTCGCTTACCGCGCACGCACCGAGCTCAAGGAATACGGGAAGGTGACCGGCTACGAGGACAACCCGAGCGGGCTGTCGAACTGCGTTGTCGCGCTCAACATGGCGCAGCGCATGGGCGCCGACCCGCTGATGGTGATGCAGAACCTGTACATCGTCGAAGGCCGTCCGTCGTGGTCGTCGCAATTCATCATTGCCGCGATCAATTCGTGCGGGAAGTACTCGCCGCTGCGCTTCGACTTGAGCAAGGCCACTGAACCACAGGAAGTTACCTACAACACCACCGAATGGCAGGATCCGCCGAACGGCGGAAAGGCGAAGAAGGTGACCGTGCAGAAGAAGGTCACGGTGCGGCATCAGACCTGCGTCGCCTGGGCAATCGAGAAAGAGACGGGCGCTCGGCTCGAATCGCCGACGATCAGCATCCAGATGGCGATCGACGAAGGCTGGCTCACAAAAAACGGTAGCAAGTGGATGACGATGCCCGAAGTAATGCTTCGGTATCGCTCCGCGGCGTTCTTCGGAAAGCTGTATGCGCCTGAATTGCTGATGGGACTGCAAACCGCAGAGGAGGCGCAGGACATCATCGATCTGGAGCCGCAAGCGGACGGCAAGTTGGCTGTCGATGTCGAATCGCTGCGCGCCGCTTCCATGTCGCCGGCCGCCCGCCGCGCGGAATCGGACGCTACGGATGTTCAGGCGACCGATGTCGGCAGCCACGCGCCCACACAGGCGACTCAAGCCGCCGAGGCTGAGCAGCAACCTGCACAGCAACAGCAAACCGACGCAGATGCACAGTCCACCGCCGCCCCGACAGCGGCAGGTGCTGAGTCGAGCGGCCCGCTGTCCGAATCGCAGATTGCAGCGCGCCTCAATGCCGCAAACAACAGCGACGAGTTGACTGCTGCCATCGCGCTGATTGCCGATGTCCCGGATCCGGACGCCGAAGAGAGGCTGAGCGCGCTCGCAACGACGCTTCGCCAAAAGTTCGACCGGGCAGGCCGCCGCACGCGCAGCGCCGCACCGAACGTCGAGTAACCGTCAACGGGGGCTGCCAGTCGGCCAATGCGTATGAAGCGCTATCTCTCCAGCGCACGAATCTACGCAGTACGCCGCTAGCGCGCCCCCACCACTCAAAAAAGGTAGATCAGCATGCAAATCCAGCACATCACTGCCAAGCACTTCGTCGGCGCGCGCGCCGTAGATCTCGACATCGATACGCCCGTCACGGTCTTTGCCGGCCCGAACGGCGCTGGTAAGAGCAGCCTGCGTGAGGCAATCAGCGCGGCGCTGACCGGCGACGTGTCGCGCGTCGCGCTGAAGAAGGACTATCCGTCCATGGTCACGGAAGGCTCGAAGAAGGCGGTGGTGTCGGTCGATACCGACGTCGGTACCGCGAGCCTGACGCTGCCCGACGGCAAGCACAGTGGTCTGAAGGTATACACCGGCGCGCTGCCGTATGTGCTGGAGCCGTCCACGTTCGCCAGCATGAAGGCCGACGAGCGTCGCACCTTCCTGTTTGACCTGACGGGCCTGCGCGCAACTCCCGAAACCGTCAAGGCGCTGTTGCTCGAGCGCGAGTGCAATACGGCGAAGGTCGAAAAGGTGCTGCCGATGCTGCGCTCGGGCTTTCCGGCCGCCGTGAAATTCGCCGAGGACGAGGCGCGCGAGGCAAAGGGATCCTGGAAGACGGTGACCGGCGAGCAGTGGGGCTCCGACAAGGGCGAAGGCTGGGAAGCAGAGGTGCCGCTCTTCGACGTTAAGCGGCACGCTGAAGTCACGGAACAACTTGTCGCCGTCGACGGCCGGCTCGCGGCAGCGAACACCGAGGTCGGAGCGCTGCAGGTGAAGCACAACGCCTACAAAGCGGCCATGGAGAGCGCGGAGCGCAACGCGGAACTGGCGCAGAGCGTTACTCGCATCGAGCAGAAGCTAGCCACGGACAAACAGAACCTTGCTCAGGCTGAGGTCGTGCTGCTCGAGGCACAACAGCGCGCCGGCGACGCGCCGCGCGAAGGCCTTGTCCACGATCTGGCGTATGCAGTTCGCGAATTCTCGGCGGTCATTGCCGACACGGAGAGTGTCGTTCAGCGCGACACCGGCAATATTCTGCCGTGGGACAACTACGATCTGTCCGCAATCGCCGATGCCTACAGCGCGTATGTCGATCAGTTCGGCGAGCCGGGCGCTGATGGCGATCCGGAGGCCCGCGCCAAGTTGCCGGAACTGACGCGAGCACGCGACCTGATGAAGCGCTCGGTCGATAACGACGAGCGCGACCTGGCTGCCGCGCGTGTTGCGTCTGAATCCCTTCAGTTGAAGGCCAATGTGGAGGCGGTCACCGAAGAGGATTTGACCGCTGCGCGCCGCAGTGTCACCGCGGCCACCGATCAACGCACCAACCTGCGCGCCGAACTCGACAAGCTCAACAACGCGAAGCGCGCAGCGGAATCCGCTGCGACGAAGACCAAGGACGCGGCTGGCCACCATGCCGACATCGCCGAGTGGCTCGCGATCGCTGACGCGCTGTCTCCGGACGGCATCCCGGGCGACATGCTGAGCAAGGTGCTCGCGCCGCTCAACCACCAACTTGCTTCCCTTGCTGCCTTCGCTGACTGGGCGGTGCCTGAGATCGGTGCCGACATGGCGATCCGCGCCGGCGGCCGGCTGTATTCGCTGCTCAGCGAATCGGAAAAGTACCGCGTCGATGCGCTCGTGGCGCTGACGATCGCAGTTCTGTCGGAAAGCCGCCTGGTTTCCTTCGACCGGTTCGACGTCCTCGACATTCCGGGCCGCGGCGATCTGCTCGCACTGCTTGACGACATGGCAACACAGGGCGAGATCACGACCGCGCTGGTGTTCGGCACCTTGAAGAAGGTCCCCGAAGGCCTGCCGGCTACCACCCGCGCTCACTGGATTGAGAACGGCGAACTGATCTCGACAACCGCAGTTGCCCAGGCGGCCTAACGGCCAGACGTCACTACCAACTAACCACTCTTCAACAATAGGACCCGCGATGAACGCACCCCAAGACTTCCGCGCAATGACCGCTGACACCGTCGGCAAGGATCTGCTCTCGGCACTCGTCACCGAACTCAAGCTGCTGCCCGACGTGTGGGTGAAGCTGTCGGAGAAAAAGCAGAACGACGTGATCGACCGGCTCCGTGCGCGCGTCGATACGCAGATCAAGATGGCCGTCCATGTGCTGGCCAGTTCCGGCCGCACCGTCGTGGCCGGCGACCTCGATCAAGTCACGATCAAGGATGGCGTCAAGGCGGTGATCAAGTTCAGCGCGGCGGCGCCGTCCCTTCACGAACTGTACGAGTCCCAAGGGAAAGCGGTGCTGGTCGTCGTGGCCGGCGCGGCCGATCACACCGGCGGCATGGATGAAATCCGCGGCGAGTCCGACCAGCGGGCGATGGATCTCGGTAAGGAATACACGTCCGAGGACGGCGACGGCATGAACGGTCCGACAGGCCTCGATGGCGCGGGGGACGGCGTCGTCGACGGCAACGGCCTCCAGATCGAACACCAACCGCTGCAGGAAGAACTCGACGCAGCCGAGGAGGCTGGCTATACCGCCGCCAGCGAAGGCAAGCCGCAGAGCGCCTGTCCGGTGATGGCCGGTGCCCTGTGCATCGCCTGGGTGAAGGGCTGGAAGCAGTGGCACGAAGAGCAGCAACCCGAATAAGACCGCGCAACGCCCCGTGATAACGAAAAAGGATTCAACGTGAACACAGCGCTTTTCTACGATACCGAAACCAACGGCCTGCCGATCTGGAGTCTCCCGTCCGAAGACCCGAGCCAGCCGCATATCACCCAACTCGCCGCCGAACTGTGTGACGAGTCCAACGGCAACGTCCTCGCGTCCATGGACGTGCTGATCAAGCCGGACGGCTGGACCATTCCGGAAGAGATCGCGGCGATGACCGGAATCACGACCGAGCGCGCGCTTTCGGAAGGCATCCCCCTGTCCGATGCCCTGACCCAGTTCACCAGCTTGTGGCGTCGTGCGACGCTGCGAGTTGGCCACAACGAATCGTTCGACGCCCGGATGGTGCGCATCGAGTACCTCCGTGAACTGGATCACGATGATCCGTTTCACGACGAGTGGAAGTCCGCACCGGCGTTCTGCACGCAGGGCAAGTGCACGAAGATCGTCAACCTGCCGCCCACCGAGAAAATGCTCGCCGCCGGCCGCAAGCACGCGAAGTCGCCGAATCTCGCGGAAGCATACGAGTTCTTCACTGGCAAGAAGCTCGAAGGCGCTCACAACGCCGCGGTCGATCTGGCTGGGTGCAAGGCCGTCTACTACGGCATCAAAAAGCACCTGGCGGTTGCCGCATGAAAGTCGTCGCGTGGCGCGACCCGGAAGGTCGCGCGATCTCCCTGCCGCGCCACGGCTTCCTTGATGTGCGCACGCGCGACCAGTGGATGGCCGCGCGTGTTGAGGATGTGCCGCTGGTCAGAAAGGCGGTCGCCGACGAATTGCTGCTGGTGCTGAAGATGGCGCTCGCAGCCGGAATCATCGATATGAACGGCGAGCCGGAACTGGCGCGCCTTGCGATCGCGAATGCAGAGGAGAGTCTTTGATGCAACGCAAACCGTACGCAGCACAAACCATGGGCACGCGAGAACTTCGGCGCGCCGCGCAGCGAACCGTCGAAAAGCGGGCAACGGCGGCGCCGGTGAATCGGCAACTCAGCGACAGAGGCCATCAACACGCCGAGGCCTTCTGCCTCATGTGGTACGCATGCGAGTGCGGTCACCGTGAGCGTGTCTGGAATAGCCGGGATGGCGTCACAGCGTTCGGCTTCCAGTGCCCGTCGTGTAAGCAACCGAATTTGCTGCACGTGAACTGGAACCTTGACCAGTACGCGCCTGACCATGTGCCGGCGCCGGGTCAGCGCGTCTGGATCGACCTGACGCGCGACCGCGCGTTGGAGATTGCGCGGCGCACCGTGGATCAGGTTGCGAAGGGCAGCGTGCCGAAGGGCGCAGACCTCAACCGGATCGCAGATGCCGTCTACAACGGCGGAATGCAGCCGGACCTCGTTGTCTATGGGTACGTGGAGGCATCGTGAGCGCAGAAATCGAGAAGTACCTCGGCACAGTGATGGAGTCGACGGCCAAGACCATCGCGAGCCGCCTCGGCTTGCCGCAGCTCGACGTATCGAGAGAGCTGAGCAGCATGGTCAAGGACGGCACGCTCGAGCGCGAGATGAAGAAGGGCGAGTACGCGTACTGGTTGACGCGGACCGATGCGAAGCCTGCAGAGAAGGTGGCGAACGGTATCGACGTGCATCCGGAGACCCTCCCGGCTGTCGTCACTTCGGCGGCAAAAGAGACTCCGGAGCTGGTCGCGAAACCGGAAGTCGCGGCAGAGGAGCCATCGGACCTTCGCGATCTTCTGGCGCTGCTCGGCGTAAGCGAAGACTCGCGATTCAAGCTGTTTGACGCGATTGCTGGCGCGTCGGCCTTGATTCGGGAGCGCGACGATTTACGCGTACAGCACAAGAGCGTCACGGAAAGCTTCGGCGTATATCGCGACGCGGCCGTTTCCGAGATCGAATCGCTTAAAGCGCTGAACGCTAAGCTGCGCGAGAACACCGCAGCGCTCGAACGCTCGATCGACGACCTGACCGGCGTGGCCAACGTCCAGTTGCCGAAGGTCTACGTCACGGTGGGCCGCTATGCGGAGCCGAAGCGCCACGCGGACCTGCCGCGGGCACAGAAGCGTGCGGCCGCGCTTGTGCGCAACGAAAAGGAATCGGAAGTACTCGTGCTGGCGCCAGTCGGCCGCATGGTGCGCGGCAGTGAGTGGCGATCGCAGTAAGTACGGCGCCGTGCTTCTCCCGCAGGGCGCGGCGTGTGTTTGGAAGGGGCGCGGTCTCGGCCCCGCTTTTTTACAGAACAGGAGATGCAATGCAACAACTTCAGATTCCCCCGCTGGCAGAAGGCGAAGTGTATGTCGGCGCAATCGGTGACTCGAAAGGCGACGTCTACCACGTCGTTCTGCTGCCCGGCGACAACAAACGTGCTACTTGGGCGGATCAACTCGAGTGGGCCAAAAGCATCGGCGGCGATCTACCGAACCGTGTCGAGCAGGCCATGTTGTTTGCCAACTGTCGCGATCAATTCGAGCAGGACGCTTACTGGTCGAACACACCGGATACCGACCCCGGCTATAGCGGTTGGGCCTGGTCTCAGGACTTCGTCTACGGTACCCAGAGCACCAGCCACGAGGGCAACGAGCTTCGCGCTCGTGCCGTCCGCAGATTGTCAATTTAACCATTCAGTAATTTTCAGGGGCGTTCGCAATGACTATCACGCTTGAGGCCATCAAGGCCGAACACACGAAGGTCGCCGAAATGATCGCGGCTTTCGAACAGCAGGCAGCGACCACCGAGTACCACGTCAAAGCCACCACGATCATGCTCGCGCCCGGCGAGCGCTATGCAGGGTTGATTCTCGGCGAGAACGGCGAGGCCGACTATCACGTGATCCTGTTGCCGGGTGAGGTCGAGGACATCAACTGGGAAGGCGCTGGAAAGTGGGCACAGGAGCGCGGTGGTGTGCTGCCGACGCGACGCGAGCAATCACTGCTGTACGCAAACCTGAAGGGAGAATTCCAGTCGGCCTGGTATTGGTCCGGTCAGCAGCATGAGGAAGAGAGCGGTTGGGCCTGGTGTCAGAACTTCCGCCACGGTCTCCAGTACCGCGACCCCAAGTACGACGAGCTTCGCGCTCGTGCCGTCCGCAGATTAGTTCTTTTGTAATTTAGTCATTAGACAGCATGGCCATCCATACACAGCTTCCCATCTACAAGGTCGCGTACGACTTGCTCGACGTGGTCACGGATCTGGTCAAGAACATGCAGCGTGATTTCAAGCGGTCCATCGGCGAGAAGATCAACGTCGAATGCATCGAGATTACGGTTCTCGTCTTCCGTGCCAACGTCGCACAGGACAAGTCGCCGCACCTCTCGGAATTGCTCGAGCGCCTGGAGGTGATCAATCTGCTGGTTCGTCTCGCGATGGACAAGCGACTCATCTCGCGGTCAGGTTACGGCAGAGCCGTCGAACTTACGACCAGCATCGGGAAGCAGGCAAATGGGTGGAAGCGCTCTGCAACTCGCCCGCTTCATGGAGGTCAAGGCCGCCATGACTGAGCGAACTTTCAATCTGGTCGTGCCGCTGGCTCACAAGGCCACCGATATGCGCATCACGGATACCGACCGCCAGTGTGCGGAATGGTCCTGCGCAGTTTCCCGGCTGAGCAATCGGCCCGGCGACGTAGATAGCACGAACAATGCGGTTGGGCCTGGTATCAGAACTTCAACAACGGTAACCAGAACAACAACCACAAGAACAACGAGCTTCGCGCTCGTGCCGTCCGCAGATTGGAACGCACATGCTGATTTCACGTTCACCGAGCTCACCGAGGCCTATTTCGACTGCCGTCGCACCAAGCGCAACAGCGCCAGTGCGCTGACGTTCGAAGCGAACCTCGAACACAACCTTCGTCGTCTTTACGACGAACTTGCCGACGGCAGCTATACGCCGGGCCGCTCGATCTGTTTCGTCATCACTCGACCGAAGCCGCGCGAAGTGTGGGCGGCGGATTTCCGCGATCGCATCGTGCATCACCTGCTGTACAACCGCATCGGGCCACGTTTCGAGCGGTCGTTCATCGCGGACTCGTGCGCGTGCATCCCGGGTCGCGGCACGCTGTACGCTGCGCAACGCGTCGAAGCGAAGATCCGGAGCGTCACGCAGAACTGGTCACGGCCGGCGTATTACCTGAAGTGTGACCTCGCGAACTTCTTCGTCTCGATCGACAAGGGCGTTCTGCGTACGCTGCTACTCGACAGAATCTCAGAGCCATTCTGGGCATCGCTGACCGAGCTCGTGCTGATGCACGATCCACGCACCGACTTCGTATTCCGAGGCGATCGTAAATTGCTCGCCCGCGTGCCGCCGCACAAGCGCCTGATGGAGCAGACGGCGAATCGTGGCCTGCCGATCGGGAACCTGTCGTCGCAGTTCTTCGCCAATGTCTATCTCGACGTGCTGGATCAGCGCGCTAAGCACCACCTCGGCGCGCGGCACTACATCCGGTACGTGGACGACTTCCTGTTTCTGCATGAGTCAGCGGACTGGCTGAACGCTGCGCTCGCCGATGTAGATGCGTTCCTGCCGGCGCGCCTCGGCGTTCGTCTTAATCCGACGAAAACCATCCTGCAGCCGGTCGCGCGCGGCGTGGACTTCGTCGGCCACGTCATCAAGCCTTGGAGCCGCGCAACGCGGCGGCGCACAGTCAGTGAAGCGCTGCGGCGCGTCGCCAGCGTCAGTGCACAGGACTTCCTGCAAGTCACGAATAGCTATTTCGGCTTGCTCGGGCAGGCGCCAAGCAGCCACCGCGACCGTGCCCGGCTGGCCAATGTTGTCCGATACCGGGGCCGCGCCGTCAATCAAGCATTCACCAAAACCTATCGGGGTAACTGCGCATGAAACGCGATTCGATTTCCCTTCCGTTGGATCTTGGCAGCGAGTTGATCATCGACAACTTCGCCGGCGGGGGCGGAGCAAGCACCGGGATCGAGCGTGCGTTCGGCCGGCCAGTCGACGTAGCGATCAACCATGATGACGAAGCCATAGCGATGCACGCGGCAAATCACCCGCACACCGCGCACTACTGCGAGAGCGTGTTCGACGTGGATCCGATCGCAGTCACTGGAAACCAACCGGTCGCGCTCGTGTGGCTTTCTCCGGACTGCAAGCATTTCAGCAAGGCCAAGGGCGGAAAGCCTGTGTCGAAGAAGATCCGCGGTCTTGCGTGGATAGCGCTGCGCTGGGCCGCAACCGTAAAGCCGCGCGTGATCATGCTTGAAAACGTCGAGGAGTTTCAGACGTGGGGCCCGTTGGCAGCCGATGGCAAACCCGATCCAAAGCACAAGGGCCGCACCTTCCGGTCTTTCGTGAATGCCTTGCGCGCACAAGGCTATGTCGTCGAATGGAAGGAGTTGCGAGCGTGCGACTTCGGCGCGCCGACGATTCGCAAGCGCTTTTTCCTCGTCGCGCGGCGCGATCACCTGCCGATCGTATGGCCGACGCCGACGCACGGCGCGCCGGACAGCGTTGGCGCGCGCAGCGGCAAGCTGCAACCGTGGCGCACCGCGGCCGAATGCATCGATTGGTCTATTCCTTGCCCGTCGATCTTCGAGCGCGCCCGGCCGCTGAAGGATGCCACTCTGCGGCGCATCGCCAAGGGCATCATGAAGTTCGTCGTGAACAGCGCGAATCCTTTCATTGTCACGTACTACGGCGACAAGGCCGGCGAGTTTCGTGGATCCGCGATCGACGAGCCGCTGCGCACGCAGAGCACCGAAAACCGCTTCGCCGTTGTCTCGCCGACACTCATGCACGTAACGCATCACGGCTCCGACCGGACAGCAACCATCGACGCCCCGCTCGCGACGGTGACTGGCGCGCACCGCGGTGAGCAGGCACTGGTCTCTGCGACGCTGATCCAGACCGGCTATGGCGAACGCGAAGGGCAATCGCCGCGCGTGCCCGGGCTCGACAAGCCTCTCGGCACGGCCGTCGCCGGTGGCGTGAAGCATGCGGTCGTCTCCGCGTTCCTCGCAAAGCACTATGGCGGAGTCGTAGGGACTGGCGTCGACGTGCCGACCGGTACCGTGACGACCACCGACCATCATTCGCTTGTCACCGCGCAGTTGGTCGGATGTGGTGGGCGTGCTGGTCAATCGCGGCCGCGCGACGCGAGCGAGCCGATGGCGACCGTCACCAGCAAAGCCGACACGACCATCGTTACGTCGCACCTGCTGAAGCTACGCAACAACCAGTTCGGCCAGGACGCTCGCGAGCCGATGCCGACGCTCACGGCCGGCGGTGGCCATGTCGGCGAGGTGAGGGCGCTACTCGAGAAGTATCACGGCCCTGACGCGCTCGGCATCGTGATGATTCGCGGCGAGACGTACGCAATCGCCGACATCGGCATGCGCATGTTGTCGCCGCGCGAGCTGGCGCGCGCCCAAGGTTTCCCCGACAGCTACGTGCTGGATCCGGTGGTGAACGGGAAACCGCTGTCGAAGAGCGCGCAGGTGCGAATGATCGGCAACAGCGTCTGCCCGGATGTCGCCACCGCGCTGATCGTCGCGAACTTCGCGCACGAAAAGCAGATCGCTGGCGCGGCCGCTTAAGCGAGACCACCATGAGCTATCACGACATCAAATCCGTGATGTTGAGGCCGGGAGAGACTGTCTATGAAGCGTCCCGGCGAATCGACACTATCCGCGAATTGCGCGCGCAACGGCACGCGCCAGTCGACAAGCTGGCCGAGCGCGACCGTCTGACGCGGTATTGGAAAGCAGCCTATCCGCAGTGGCAACCCGAGCTCTGCCGAATCGATCCGAATTTCGCGCTGGTGCACGTCGCCTCATTTCGTCGCGGGATGCTTCACGGGCGCCTTAGCCTGCTGCCCGGCCACGTACCGCCTCACATAGCACGCCAGCGGGCGATGTCGGGACTACGCCCGGCGCCACGCGCCCAAGTTGAAGCCAATCCGCCAGCGCAGGGCGACCTTTTCGAGATCACACCATGAGCGATCGCGACTGGCATATCCGCATGGCTCGCACGTATCTGGCGCAAGCGATGGCAGTACGACGCCAAGGCATTCACCACGGCTGGCACGCAACGCTCATGTCTTGGGTAGCCAAACGACGCCTGCAAGCAATGGCCTGCAAGGCTGAACCAATTCAATCCGATCTATTTGGAGATTGATGTGACCTCGAAGCCAGAATCGTTCGATTTTCGCCTGTGCAAAGCCATGCGCCTCAAAAAGGTCGGCACATGCGCTCTGGCGCGGAAAGTCGGCATCCACCCTCCAGTCCTTTCGCGGCTTCGCAGCGGCGCCACACAACCAACCTTCCAGACGCTGCGCGCTCTCGCGCTTGAGCTGGACACCAGCATCGACTGGATGGTCGGCCTAACCGACGAACTTAGAAGTCTCGGCGTTCCCGCTTCATCTGCCGGGGATCAGGAGATCAAGTCATGAGGCGCGACCGTCTCGTCGACCGTGGCGACGCTGCTATCCACATTCACATCATGACGCCCCCGGTATTCATCGACTGCGCAATGTGCGACGCCTCTGGCGATTGGCTGCACTGCGTGCCGTACTACTGCGGCCCCGTAGCGGAAGGTTGCAGTGAAGGAGGCTATCGCGCGGTTTGCCCTGCCTGTCACAGCCGATGGGCCCGCTGGAACGATTCTCTAAACTACTACGGAGCCTGATCGGAATGAGCGAGAACAGCAAAATCGAGTGGACCGATCACACGTTCAACCCATGGGAAGGGTGCCAGAAGGTTGGCCCCGGTTGCGATCACTGTTATGCGGAGGCGCGCAACGCACGCTTCGCCGGCGGTACCGCGATCAATTGGGGGCCCGGCGCGCCGCGGCGCCGCACGTCGGCGGCCAACTGGCGCAAGCCTATTCAGTGGAACGCGCAGCATGATGCGTTCTTCGCAGCGCACGGCAGGCGCCAGCGTGTCTTCTGCGCTTCGCTCGCCGACGTGTTCGATAACGCCGTCGACCCTTCGTGGCGCGCGGACCTGTTCGACCTGATCGAGAAGACGCCCAACCTCGATTGGCTGCTGCTGACGAAGCGGATCGGCAATGTGGTTTCGATGATCGAGCAGACCGCTGCACGTCGGTTTGACCTTGAGTGCTTGCACAAGCCGCGCCTTCCCGAAAACGTCTGGCTCGGCGCGACGATCGTCAATCAGGAGGAAGCCGACCGCGACATCGAAAAGCTGCTCGCTACACCCGCGCGCGTGCACTTCCTCAGCATGGAGCCGCTCCTTGGTCCGGTTGATCTGCGCGCGCACCTCGGAGCCGGCCCGAAGCCATGGGGATGGTGCCATGGCGTCGACTGGGTGATTGTCGGCGGCGAGAGCGGGCGCAGTGCGCGGCCGATGCATCCGGATTGGGCGCGGGATCTTCGCGATCAGTGCGAGGGCGCTGGCGCCCCCTACCTGTTCAAGCAATGGGGAGAGTGGGCGCCCGGCGAAAATTGCGGCGGACCGCTTACGCGGACCGAGCGGGTGGCGGACTATTGGGACGGCGAGTGGGAATTCAGCACCATGACGCCGGGTTCCGCTGAAGGGATGCATTGCGATGACGAACCGGTGGTCTACCGCTGCGGCAAGAAGGTGGCTGGTCGCCAACTCGATGGCCGTACCCATGACGAATTCCCGCGAGGTGCCAAGTGAGTCAGTTCGACCTGTTTGGCGACCTCGTCGAGGAGGCCGCGCCGGCGCCTTCCGACCCGATGGACGAGGTGCGCGCTCAGCACCAGGCGGCGATCGACGATCTTCCAGAGAAGCTGCGCCCGCAGTGCACGCCGGTCGGCCCGATGCCTACCGAGAGGCCGCAGCTCGAAGAGTTCCATCGCGTCAATCAGCGCCTCTATCTGCTGTGGCTGGTCGGCGCAATCGCTCGCGGCATCTATCGCGATTCGAGCGAGGCTAACGCACCGTATGTCCTGATGAAATTGAACGGGCTGGGAGGGGAGTGGTGATGCAGACTGCAACGAGCGTGAAAGAACGCCCGATCCTTTTCAGCGGCGCAATGGTGCGCGCGCTGCTCGACGGTAGCAAGACGCAGACGAGGCGCGTCCTTAAGCGGGCGGCCGGTCCGAGCCTGAGCGTCGATTGTGACGATCAGGGCGTCGCCGAGCTGTCGTGGCTTTATGGCGACGGTCCCGGTCACGAAGTCCTGGAGCGCATCGAGCGCGTGCTGTGCCCGTATGGCGCGCCCGGTGATCGCCTGTATGTGCGCGAGACATGGGCGCAACCGACGACGCTCGATCCGGGCCCGACGTTCTATCGGGCCGACTATCCCGCGTGCGTGCCTGCTGGGTTTGAGAATATCCCGCCAGCTGATGCGATCACGTGGAAGCCGTCCATTCACATGCCGCGCGCCGCGTCGCGCATCACCCTTGAGGTAACCGGGGTGCGCGTCGAGCGGCTGCAGGATATCAGCGAAGACGATGCGATCGCCGAAGGTATAGACGGGGCGATGTGCGCGGCAGCCGTCGGCCGGTCTCCATCGCGCGCTACGTTGCTACCCGCTGCAGTCCACGGTTACGCACACCTGTGGGAAAGCCTTAATGCCGCGCGCGGCTATGGGTGGGACGTCAATCCGTTCGTTTGGGTTGTGGAATTTCGGAGGGTCAAGGCATGAAGGTTCGACTAATTGCGAAGCGCGCATCGATCCTGTCGCGCAGAGCGACCGCGGCATACGAGCGTCCCGCCGATTGGCATCCGTCCTATATCGAAGGCGGCTGGGATGACGACTGGGACGAGCCTGAGAGCGACTACTGGGAGCAAGACGATTATTGTCAGCACGGCGTCTCCTACGCGAACCACTGTGAAGTCTGCGACGACGAGGTGGGCGACATCGATAAGTGCATGGGGTGCGGTCGCTACTACGGGACGCATTGGGGCTTATCAGCATGGAGTCGCGACAACGGCGTAGCGCCGCAGCTTTGCCATAAGTGCTGGCGCGAGCACGGGTATCCGTGGCCGGAGTCGACCGCAGCATGACCGAAGCCGCACGACGAATATTGGAAATAACGAGCAGATTGTGGGAGGTGGAATGGAATCGATGTTCCTGACCGACGAAGAACTAACGGGCCTGACGAGTTGCAAAACGAACTGGGCCAAAGTGAGATGGCTCACCGCGAACGAGATTCCATACATCGTTAGGCCAGATGGATCGCCTGCGGTGTCGCGATCCGCTTATAACTTGGCAACGTTCGAGCGCGAACCAGTCAGTCCATTCCCCAGCGCAGTCGAGGTCATGCGCATCGATCGCATCCCGCGCAGCCTCTGCGGAATCTACTTTCTGTGGCGCATGGGCGAGGTTGTCTATGTGGGAATGTCACGAAACGCCCTTGCCCGCATCGCTCAGCACCTCAAGTCGGACAAGGAATTCGACAGTATCTCGCTCATAGAATCATCGCTCGACACATTGAAAGATCTGGAAGCGGAGATGATCGCGAGATTCGACCCAATTTACAACGTGATGGGGCGGTGCGTGACCGTTCCAGAGCAACTTCAGGAGGCGTGATGGCAGCGCAATTGATACCGCTCCGCGCTTGGGCAGAGGCACTGTTCGGCGAGCACATGCCGCACCGACACACGCTTCGCAACTGGGTGAACGGCGGCAAGATCCGGCCAATGCCGGTCAAGGTCGGGCGCTCATATTTTTGCCGGCCGGATGCTCAATATGTCGACCCTATCGCCGACGAGATCAACAGGATGACCCATGGCAGCAAGGCGGCGTAAGGCAGACAGGAGAGGTTGGCCACCCAACCTCTATAAGAACTCGGCCGGCTATTACTGGTTCAAGAATCCGGAGGGCGGAAAGACGTTTGGCTTGGGCCGAGACTTCCGACTTGCGTCGGCCAAGGTGCGGACGGCGAATGCTGAATTGCTTCGTCGCAAGGGTGAGGTGTCATTGCTTCAGCGTATCGATGGAAATGACATTTCGCTGCGCGCCTGGTGCGACACGTACGAGGCAGCGCGAGCATCCGTCAACAAACACACACTGGGCGGCATCAAGGCGGCACTCAATGCGGTCCGGAAGATGGAGTTTTCAGTGCACTCTGTCGGAAAAATTACGCCCAAACAGATCGCGGATGCCTTGAAGCAGGCAACCGAGGAGCGGGGGGCTTCATCCGCATCAAAACTCCGCGGCGTTCTTCTGGACGTTTTTCGTGAGGCCATCGAACATGGCCACGTAGAAGTCGGCAAGAATCCGGTCGAAGCCGTCTTCAAGCCGGAGGTCACAATTACCCGAATGCGCCTGACGCTGGACGACTACCGCCTTATATACGAGCAAGCCACCAAAGACCCGGCTACCCAATGGATTGCCAACGCAATGGAGTTGGCCCTTGTCAGTGGCCAGCGCCGGGAAGACATCGGCAAGATGCGATTCGACGAAGTCAAAGATGGTTTCCTCATGGTTGAGCAGTCGAAGGGGAAGGAGGGGAAGCGAGCCAAGCTCAGAATCCCCGTTTCACTGCGTCTCGACGCGTTGGGGGTGAGTCTCGAGGAAGTCATCCGGCGATGCCGCGACAACGTGGTAAGCAAATACATGATCCACCTGGTCCTGAAGACCAGCGCAGCATCTCCCGGCGATACACCGAACCTGCAATACATCAGCGGGTCATTCGCAAGGATGCGGGATGCCGCGAAGATTCCCGTCGAGCCAGGCAGAACACCGGCAACGTTTCACGAGCTGCGCTCCCTGGCCGCGCGACTCTATGCTGAGCAATATGGCGCGGAGTTTGCGCAGGCGCTACTTGGTCACAAGTCGGCAGAAATGACCGCGCTTTACCGTGATTCGCGCGGTCGGGAGTGGACGGAAATCAAGCTGCAGGCCGGTTAGATTTTGGACGGATTTTGAATTTATTTTGGACGACCTGATTTTGGAATCTAGCGAAGATCGCGGAAAGCCTTACTAGGATTCGCTCCAGAGCTTTCCGCCGGTCGCCCAATTTTCTCGTTTAACATCCGTGAGGAGAATATCGGGCTAAAAACCCAATTCTCTAATAAATTCAATCGCTTAATGGCTGTTTTATAGGCGGTGTGAATGTACATTATTGGCGTGCGCTGGATCAATAGAATCAATAACGTACAAACGCGTTTTGGACGGGGCGATAGAAGAAAAGGGATTCGATATACTGGGTTTTTGGATGGCCTATCACCATGTCCCTATCCAACCCGTACGGAATCCCGCGTCCATGCCTCGGCTGCGAGCACTGGGGCGGCTTTATCGCGGACGGCGCGCACTGCAAATGCTTGCGCGATGCCGGGCAGATTCAGGCCAATCCGGCGCGCGGGTGCGTGTATTGGGTTCGTGCGACGGGCGCCGATGATGAGCCAAATGGCACAATAGACAAACGACTGAGGGAGGGATGACCATGTATTGCCCATCATGCGAGAAGCTACTTGGCCGCGATGAATACCACACTGGCGAGGACGAGAAGTCAGACGGCAATCTCTACCCGTATGCCTATTGGATTTGCGATGCGTGCGGCACGCAGATCAATGATTATGACGATGAGTTTGAGTATCCCGAGTGGGATAAGGACGCGCCGCAGACTGTGGGCTGATTGATGTGCGCCAGTGGGCGCATGAGAGGGGTGGGCGGCGCAGCCCGAAGACTGTAGGCGCCGAATACAACAGTTGCGCCTATTACGCCGGCACGCCCGAGCCGACAATAGCCAGCACCCGGCTTTGAACCAGATCGACACCGTGATCCGCGAAGCGTCCAGCACCGGGCCATTGACTGGCCGGAATCTCCGCAAAGCCGACGTCTTTCAGCCACAGGTGATCCTGCTGCGGCCGGCTTTGCCAGCGCGGGTCAACCCATGGCCATGCAGCCCACGAATCCCGACCGTTGAGCACGCAGACCATGTTCGCCAGCTCGGCCGCGTAGGTCGCGTAGAACTGGGCGTCGCAGAACTTAGGCGCCTCGAAGCTATGTAGTGCGCCAATCTGCGCCGGCGGCAGGAACAGCGGCGTCAGATGTGTGCGAGACGCGCCGAGCGAGTGACCGCATACTGAGAACACCGCACCCTTCGGCGCGACCGACAGCGCCCAATCCCACACTTCCTGCATGCCCGAAATGACGCCTTCGGTGACAGTTCCTCCTTTGACCTGCTTCGGCTCAAGAGAAACATCATCGAAGATGTCCATCACCTTGACCTGCGATGCGCGCGTACCCGAAATACTGAGGTGGGTCGCGCCAGATGGATCGACTGATAGCACCGCCTGGTTGTTGTCGTCGCTGTAGATGTCGCTCCAGACGTCGCCCAGCGCCGAGAAAGCCGCTTTCGACTGCGCGGCATCCTCGATGTAGGCGGCGTTGGCCCGCTTCACTGCGGTAGCTGCAGCGGACCAGTCCATCACGCGCTCGCAGCGACTGGAGCCGATGCGCCCGATGGCGGCGTTGCGGGCGCGGCGGGTACTACCGGCGCGCCAACGTAGTTGGCCAGAGCAGCCGTCACGGCAAGCTGCGCCGCTGTCAAGGCAATCTCTGCCGCATTCTTTGCCGTTTGGTCCATCGACGACGCATCGATCACCTTGATCAGCGCGGGTACGCCCTCGTTGACCATCGCGGTGATGTTTGTGGTCGAGATCGTAGTCGTGGACGAGCTCGTCACCGCAGAGCAGGCCGTATTGACCTTGTCCGATGCAGTCACCAGATAGCCCTGCGCAGCCATCGATAGCTGCGACTTCATTGCAGTCATCGATTTGAGGAATGGCACGCTGACGGTACAGACCTTCTGCGCCTTCACCTGGAGTGTGGACAGAAGTTGCGCGGGTGTTTGAGTTGCAGCCGCCACAGTGCCGTTACATGCGGCGAGGGCCGTTGCGATGAAAGCGGACGCGACAAGGCCTGCCGCGCGCAGCATAAGGGTGCGTTTCATGGTGGATTCCTAAGGGGTGACTTTGACGATCGCGGCCGCGGCATTGCTGGCTGCAGTTGCTACGTTGGAAATGACGGCGCCCTGGGCAGTGAGCGGTGCCGTTGCGCCGATGGCTGTCGCCGAGTAGTGCACGACAATCGATCCGTCAGCGGCTTTGTTGGCGTCGATGTTCAGCGAACCTATGTCCCGCCAATCCATGGCCGTGAATTGGCAACATTCCATCTTGCCGGTGTCGGGATCGTGGAAAGGGCGGACGCTGAATGTTGCAGAGCCCGCACAGCCGCCCAACGTGCACAGCAGCGCGAGGACTAGGGCTTTCATTGCGCGGGTGTGGCTTTCGCTGCCGAGCGAGCCGCAACAACCTGGCTCAGCCAGTGCGCGCCGGCCACAATCAGCACGACGACAGCGCTTTGCACATCGGCCGGCAGGGTTGCGTGAAACAGGTCCGCGACATACGAGACGACGGGTGCGACTACCGCGCCAGCGCCGACTGCGGTGGCGGTGTTGATAGGGGTGCTATTCATAGATGCTCCGGGTCGTGATGAATCACTTCGGTGGGAGAGAACCGCGTGCCGTCCTTCAGATACCGTTGCAGTACCCATAGCCCGAACGGCATGTTGTGGATGCCCGCGTCCTTGCCTGTGTGATGCAATTTGCACAGCAAGACGCCTTGCGCCTCCATGTTGTCGACGAAGGTGTAGGGATTCGCCGGATCGAACTGTGACCAGTCCCAGTGCGGGAAATCGGCCTTGATGCGATCCCATCGCAGATCGGCTTCCGCATAGCTGCGCTCGATACCGAAGTGGTGCGCTTCGAGCGGCGCGCCGAGCTCAGCCTCGGTCTGGCCGCAGATCCAGCAGCAGCCAGGCTGGTCGCGTGGGATGGTGAGCGCCGGCTCGACCTTCTCGTAAAGATCCTTCTTTGTGTGCTTGAAGAGGGTCGTCGTCGTGCGCGGCTCGTGGCCGCTCACGAGCACATCAACCGACAGCGTGTCTTTGAGTTCGTGGGTTTTTTCGACAGTCATGGCCGTAAACGAAAAAGCCGCCCGAAGGCGGCAAATTGCGAAATTGCGCAAGAGCGCAAACTGAGGGTCTCAATCAGGAAATGCCGAGCACCTGTTTCGCGGCGGCGTACAGCGCCTGCCGATCGGCCAAGCCGTTAGTGCCGCCGTTAATGCGACGCGTCAGCGTGACAAAGTCGCCAGCCAGCGCGATCGCGCTCAGCTTGTTGTTCCACCAGAACCAGCCAGCGGACATCGCGGCGTTCGCCGGTTGCTCGAGCAGCTCGGGATGGTTGAGCAGATCGAGATCCATTCCGACAGCAGCAAGCGCGTAGTTCGCGCGGCCGGTGATCTGGATCAGCCCGCGACCGCAAAACCGCTCGCCGTCGCCGGGCTGTGTATTGCCCAGGTCGCTCGCTTTCTGCGATGGCGGCTCGTATGAGCGCTGAGTAACCGTAGGCCCCCACAGCTCTCTCGTGAAGAGAAGACGGTCCGACTCGTGCCCGGTCTGCGCGAGGAACGCCGCGATGTCGAGAGGCTGTGTGATCTGATAGTGATCACACGCGATCTGCATGAACGGCGCGAAGAGGGTGGCGCGCGACAGGGCCGCCCCGCAGCCGGCAGCGACGATCTGCGGGGTTAGGTTCATAGGATCGCCAGAATCAGTTTGATGGCCGCCGTCATCCAGTCGGGGAGTGCATCGTGATGAGCGATGCGGATCAGCGTCCATAACCCAGCCAGCGGCAACACGACGGGAATGAAGACCTTGCGCAGCAGGAAGGTCCAGGATTCAGCGAGGCGGCAGAAGAAGCGCACCGTCTTCACGCCACCGTTCCACATGCCGACGATGGAGTCCGTGCCATCGACTACCTTGTCCAGCTTCCCAGCCAACTCGGCCATCGTTGCGTCTTGGCTCTGCAGGTGACCCGTAATGCGCGATAGAGCTGCGGCGACTTCGGCAAACTTCTCTTCGCCCTTGTTCAGGCGCTCGTTGATCATTTCGATCTCGCTCATTTGCTCCCCGGAAATGAAAAAGCCGCCTCGATGGGCGGCTTTGGGTTTGGTCTTAACTATTGCTTGACGAGTAGGCGCATTGTACCTACCATTGGAATTACTGG